CCTCTGTTTACCTTCAAGCTTTCTCCGTAATTTGAATTGCTTATCGTTCCTCCGGTCAACGGCAAATATGTTGCGGCAATATCGGCTATTCCTGCAAGCTTGTCTTTTTCTTCGTCAGTATAATCATTACTGGATAAGCCTTTCTTGTCATGCCCACAGGCTGATTCAGTCCGTTTCCGTCTACCATTGCAGTTTCAAGGGCATCTGACAGTCTTAGCTTTACAACGTTGTTGTAATCCTTATCAGCCGAAAAATAAATATTCCTTAATGCTTTTGACATAAGGGAATATCTGTAATTATCAATACCGATTTTCAGTATTTTCGAATTACGCTTTGCCGCTTCGTTAGTTAGCCATACTGTCGGAAGTTCCGGAGATATTTCAACTGCATCAACAAATGTCAGCAGTCCCTGCGCCGCCCATTGTTCAAGCGGTGCTGCTTTTATTCTCTTTAAATCCGGACTGTTTTTACATACCCATGTATGTGTTATCCAGTAATCTTTACTGCCCACACGGTACAAAAGTCCTGCGCCTAAAAAGTCAGTTGACTTCATATAGTCAATACCGCCAACACAAGGCATACCGTTCAATAAATCTTCATCAATCGGCTGATTGGTGGCAAGTATATTATCCCATGAAGTAACTGCATTTTCCAACTCTTTCGGAGGGCGGTTCATACGCTTTGCAATAAATGACGTATTTGCAGCCGGATTAAGCGAGTAGTCAAAATACTCCGTTTCCAATTCTGTTCTTAAGTGCGGAAGATATGGCAGCGACGGATTAGGTTTTGCCCATTTGGTTTTATCATCAACCTCGTCATCTGAATCAAGACGGCACAAAAAAGGCAATGTACCGTTATCCGGTATATCGCCATCTAAAATTTTTCCGCATTTTTCAATCAGATCATCAAGAGGACCTCCACGAACCAATCCGTCAGTTGACATTATCGTTCGTCTGGGATATTGCTTTTTACCTAGTCCCGTTGTTGCAACGTCTATCAGCTTGTAATTTTCATAGGCGTGATATTCGTCAAAGTCGACCTTGCCGGGACGTCCTCCGTCTTTGGATTTTGGATTTGATGTGCGATAACGAAATTCTGAACCGGTTTTCAGATTCTTGATAACCTCTTTATTCCAGTAGAAGTGTTTTTTCATAACACTTTCTTTTTCATTTAGAATATCGTACACGTCTTGCCAACTTGATTTTGCCTGATCTTCCGACATTGCAAAAATATCAATGTGGTATTTTTTTACGCCGTTGGTCGGAGTAAGCAGACAAAAATCCTCAAAGGCAAGATAGCCGTTTTTCCCTGCGCCGCGTCCTACATAGATAAACAATACGGGAAATCGCAATTCGCCGTCACTGCGGTATGTGCAGTTATGCAGCGTAAATACAAATTCTTCCCACTCGAAAAGCTTGTACGGAAAGTACTTCTGATAACTTAAATATTTTTCTAGCTGCTGTTCGTCAACATGTATATCCTCCGTTTCAAAAATATGTTGAATGTAATTGCAAAGCTTTATTTGCTCTTGACAAACTTCAATTTTACCGCTGCGTACAAGGTCAATGTACTGCTTGATGTGAATATTGATTTTACAACTCATTATCTACTTCGCTCATAATATTGCTTGTTTTTATATCAAGCTCTGAAAGAAGTTTTAGCATTTGCGCATTGACCTTGATTTGACGTTCTATACTGGGGTTATCCTTGAATCCTTTCTGACCGCCGCCGTTGTCATAGGCAACCCGAATCCCCGTATTTTCAATATCCATTCTTAGTAGTTCTTTGGTCAGCCACAATGACATGTAATCTTCTACTAAATCACGGAAAGCGGGAGTGTCAGCTCCCTTTAATTTTATTTGATCAAGTAAATCTTTTCTTACGGCTTTATATTTTCTCGACTGCTTAAAAATTTTGGGATCAAATTCAATTTCCTGCATAACACTACCCCCCTCTATGGAAATTCTCCAGATCTGAATTGTCTAATATCCCCCACGGTGTACGTCCCCTTTAAAAAAGTCATTTTTTTCGACCGGGGGTCACCATTTTTCTTCGTTGACAAATTTATTTTTATTTATTTTCTTATACGCTCCACGTTCGTGTATCTTCTCATGACATTCATGACATAAAGCAATTAATTGTTTATGCTCCTTGCCCTCACTGTCTATGTAAGTTCGGCTATAAGCCAGGTCAGGACGCTTGCGTATATAGTTTACATGGTGTACTACAACAGCCTTGCTATACTTTCCTTGCGCCTTACACATCTGACATTCATTATGTTGTGTTCTCATAACTTCATGAGATAGCCTGCGCCACGAACGGCTATTGTAGAACGTATGCAGACTGTCTGTATTTATCATGTGTTTGATTTGCTGAACTGTAAACATTTATATCACCTGATATATCTAAATAAATTTTACGCTCTTGCCAGTCTGACCAAAGTTCTGACAAGAGCGTTAAGCAAGGAGTATAAAAAATGAAAGAAACTGCAACCAAGAAACGATAATTTATATCATTCCTTATTATAATTATAGCATACGAATTCGGGACATGTGGGACATTCGGGACATTTTTTATTAATTTTTTAAATATCTAGTTACCATCTTTTTTATCGCTTCAGACGATTGACCTCCATCCATCTTATCTGCAACATCTTCCCATGTAGGCTTATCCTCCCCCGATTCAATATCATTAATATAATAAATTTGAATTGCCTTTTTTATTCTGTAATTATGTATGCTATTCACAAAATCCTCAATTTCTTTAATCTGTGCTTTAAGGTCAGATTTCCTGACCAATAGGTCATAATCCTCGTCAGGAACACCCTCAACATGCCTTGTGCCAATAGTCCACGGAAATTCTTTCATTGAACCACTAACACTGTCGTGAATTGTTGAATTACTGATACCCGCATTTATATCCTGCAACTCAAGCTTCCACTCCCTGTATCGCTTTAACTGTTCTTTGGTCATTTGCTTCACCTTTCTTATACAGTCTCGTCAGCACCAATCATAAATACGCACGGTAGCCAATGTACGGTTTTATATTTTGTATTAGTTTTAACAATTGGATATGTAAGGGCTTTTCCATCAAGAAGATATATAAACGGCTGACACGGTTCACGGTGTATAGCCTTTTCTTTGATAAGCTCGCTTAAAAGCTTGAATGTTTTTGCATTCCAACCTTGCCAGAAAATAACACTGTCATTAACGTCTGAAAAACTTGCTGCCTCTCCTTCGTAATCATATCCGCACTCTTTGAAGAAATATTCTAACTCAGCATAGCTTACGGCTTTGTTCTTCTTTATGTATTCAACGATTTTTTGTTTCATGATAATCACGTTCCTTTCAATTTTTTCAACTCTTTACACGGGAGAAAATAATATAAAAAATATATATATTATTAATAATATATAATAAGGAATTGGAGAAAACCTCTTTTTAATACTGGCTCTTTGGGATTCCAATTGCAGGGAATTTGAATAGTACTGTAAATTTTAGGCGAATGCTCTTTGAGTTCCAGCGTATCAAGATAAAGCAGACCGTTTTGAAAATTTATAATATTTTCATCTGCATTCAATTTATCTTCTTTTACAAAACGTCTGTCGCTCATAAGGTCATTGAAAACTTCAGTTACATCACGCATTTTCAAAAGTGTTAAGTCAAAATTGGTAATATGCTCTTTTATAATACCTTTTATTTCCTGCTCATTTATGCAAATTTACTAATATCAATCATGTGTTCAACCCCACATTCGGGACAACGTGTATACACATTATCGTACTCAATATCAACATTAATCTCTACTCCCTTTGAGAGCTTTTTCTTTACATAAAACATAATAATCCTCCTTAATTAAAAAATGGACTTGAAACTTCAACGATTGCTCCCATTTTAAGCAATTCATCTTCGTTTGATTCTACAAACTTGTTAACTTCTTCTTCTGTTTGACCAGTTACCAGGGCAATATCCGCCGCCGTAAAATAATCATGTTCTTTAAACGTATGAGAAAGTCCCAGGCGTACTCCTATTAATGACGCTTTTTCCGACATTCCGTTATCAATTCCGCTTTTATATACTTGTTTAAGCAGATCAAGCGTAACGCCATATTTCTTATAACGCTTTGCTAGTCTTTTCAGTTCTTCATAAATTTTAGTTTTCATTTAATGTTCCTCCTAACATACACCGTATTTTACAGCCATTTCTTTAACAATAGCTACATAAATTTCAATTAGCTTTTTATTCTCTGCAATGATGTCAATTTTAGTGAACCTATCTCGTTTAGATTTGCATACGCCCTCACCAGCCATACGATTACGCTTATTAGTCAAACGTGTTCCCAAAGCCACTCCTGCACGTTCCTCAACAAGCTTGAACACTTCCTGATAAACATTTTCATGCATTCAAAACCGCCGATTTTAGTCGCAATTTTTGAAATAAGATGTTGTGAATCCTTTCGCCATGAATTTTTATCCAACGATATAACGTCCACCATGTTGTCAAGACGAGTGTTTACATTTTCAATTTCCTTTTGCTGCTGCTTCTGCTGAGTTTCAATGTTGATAAGTAGTTGAAGCTGTGGGGATAGGCCAGAAAATGTTGACTGAACTTCTTTAACTGTAAAATAATCATTTACAAGTTTTCTCTGAACGTCCCAAGATAAATCGTTCGTCAAAGACTTTGCAAGCATGAGATAGCCGGATTCAGCGATAAGGGTAACTGACGGTAGTGTACCACCTTGTGGTCTTGTAATACCAAGCGTACGAATTTCGTTCGGCTGGTCAAGTATGTAGAAATCCTCGCCCTCAATAAAATGTTTTTTATTAGTATTAAAGTTTCTGCGAGCAGTACCCTCTGGTCTATCGTGAACCATGTCAATATCCTTAAATGTTATTACACGCTTACCCTCGTATTCCTTAATAAGTACATTCTGATTGTTAATTAAAATCTCGTTCATTTTAGTCTCCTCCTTACAATTCTTTAAATTCCTGTTCCAGCTCTTGCAATGCTTCTTCATAATGACTTTTTAACAATAATATAAGTACATTTTTTAATTCCGGCGGAATAGCAACACTACAATTATAATCGGTTACATATATATCCTTATAGCTGCTTTCAATATCATTGATTTTGCCGATTATAAATTTTATGTCATTAATCCCATGATTGAGATTTTCCGCCTTAATTAATTTTTCCTTATCCATTGACCTTTCCTCCTTGACATTTCCTTTATTTCATGCTATCATTTATTTGTTTTAATTTTTTCTTTGCCTGTCCCTGTTGCCTCAGGGCAGGCGGTTTTTTATTTATATATGTAGTCATATCAAATCTTCCCTTAAAACATTCTGTTTCTTATTGATATATGTATAGTCTCTAATCATATTATCAATAATCGCACGGTCATTAATTGCCTTTAGTTCTCCCCATGGGTCGGGACTGTAATTTGTCTTGCATTGCCGTGTTTTTATGTTATATTCCGTCTGCTTCATTTCTTTCCTCCTTGGTTTTTTAGTTATTCTTTTATAGGTTTTATACCAAATGATAATTCATTTTGGTTTTCGTCTGCATTAATCATTTTGGTATTTAATAGCTCGGCAAATTTCCCTACATTAACAAATATTTTGCGCCCTGATTTTATCGCAATTACTTTGCCGCTTTTGACTAACTGTCTAACAAAATATTCCGGCAATTTAAAAATTTCTGCCGTTT